GGTGGGGAACTCTGTCGTCGATCGACAGGGGACGCGGTTGGACCGTGACTGCTCTTTACACGGCTGGTTACCTTATCTCACCATTTAACCATTCATTCACGCACGAGAGGCTTGCTTCTGAGGGACCGAGACGGTTCTCCGGGATAGCCCCCTTATCCCCTCACGGGGTGGGGTACCGCTGGCCAGTTTATTACCGAGTGTCATCTCGTTGAAGGGCCAGGCGCCAAACCCATTACAGGTTCGACACGGGTCTCGAAGACCTTTCCCGGGACAAGGACTTATTGACTTTGCCTTGCCCCATCCCATTTAAGGGACGAACTGGTCGTCTCTCCTCGCCAGCACCTCAGACTGGCTGCGTGAGCACCTGGTGGGCACGATAACTCCCCGCGGAGCGGAAAGCGATCGGCCTGCCACGTCTTGCTCGGACCAAGCAGTCAAACACTGCGTCGGTCACCCATATACCTTCCGGTCGGGGATCAAATCCGACTCGGAACCACTCCTTCCACTTCCGGCCAGCCCGGTAATCCATTCTGCGAGCGATCGCCACGCGTGACCACGAAAGGGTGTTAAACACTTTCGAGGCCAGGCGGATCACACGCGAGTTCCACCATGGGGGCTGGTATCCTAATTTGACCTCCCAGCGAGGTCCATCCCCTGCGGGCTCGGGTTCCCAGGCCTTCCTGATGCAGGCATCCGAGAACTCCTCCTCCTGCTCCTTACGGAGCAGTACCCCAACTTCCATCGGCGGGAATAGGCGACGGAAGCCGGGAAGCCCGGGAGACTCCAGATCGGTAGGAGGGACGTCCAAATGAGCGTTCACCGAGGCATAGTACCTCTCCCGCTCAAACAGACCCGTCCTAACCAATGTCTCCCGCTGCAACGGCAATCGCCATCCTCGACGGAAAGAACACCCAGAATTGCGAGCCAATCTGTGGTGGAACCGGAGGACAGCCTCTTGCGCGCTGGAACGCATCCTTCCCCACCCCCCTGTACAAACGGAACGGCATCGGTCCGCCAGAGCCCTAGGGCTCTCGCATGGCAACCAGATAGCCGCACTCCGAATGACAGGTATCAATCGCGGACGGACTTTCGCACGAGCACGAAAGAACGTCGAGTTCAAGGAAAAGATGGACTGGTGCACGAGCGTCTTACCCCTGGAGAGAGTAAGACCACACGACTGAACCGAGTCCGCCCACTTCTCAAACTCTTCAGGTCTGGACCTGAACACGATGTCATCTCCGTTGATACGGAGGGGTATTTCCTTCGCTCGCCTATACCCGAACGTGTGGACCACGCTCAAATAATTCACGATGCAAAGTAGGGGAAATGAAAGGAGGTTACCCATCAATTGACCTGTCAATTGTGGGAACAACTTACCGTCATAAGACAGTAAGCCTGACATGGACTCCACAGCCGCATGCTTCACCCCCTCTGGGACGTGGCTGGAACACTTGAAGATCTCAGCCAAAATCAGTTTCGATATGGACGACGAAATGTTATCAGTCGCCGCCTCATAATCGCCGGAAACGAATACTTCCCCCTGTACAGGAGAGAAACCCTTGAAAGCACCAGGTTTCGCATCCCCCCGTAAGAGCCAGTCCTTACGGGACAGGTGGTCGTAAAGAAGGAGGTGGAGCGGGAGGAATTGGGACTGAAGCGCCGTCGCCACAGTCACAATCCTTTTCTTGCCCCCGTCATCCAGAGCCATCACATTCCGGGTGGCCTCAATAGGCTCCCCCCGCAAGCATAGCTCGATGAATTCCCGTTGCCCCAAATCCCGAAGGATTTCGGCACGGGCTCCACCCTTCTTGCGGCTTGCTTCCAAACAAGCCGACTTTGACACGACTACCCGTTGTACATAGTTCTCATAACGGCGATCCCAACCTGGCTTGAACAGGTGGGGAATTTGCTGCTGGACCGTTTTTTCGAACCGGGGGTCGAGATGGGGGGGCCTACCGAGCTTCTCGAGGTAGGCGGGAACTGGATCCCCCAAAGGAGAAGGCAGGACCTTCCGGAAAAGAAACATCGACGCTGCATAGGACACGTCAATATTCGAAGACCTGCGGGACAGGCGTTCTAACGGTGTAGAACACCAAGCCTTGACGGCTTTGGGATCGGTCATAGGAGGCGCACAAGGGGGTGTTCGACCAAACACCTGACCCATTAGCGCAAGGAACTCCTGACCGATACGGGCGAGACGATTTACGTCCCGGCCAACCTGCAGTCCGCCCTTCTGGGAAGGGACAGCAGGACCCATTAGAACCTTCAAATTAAAGAAAGGTTC